TGGATCATTTTTTTACTGATTTTCGACCAGCATCATAGGCGTGCTGGCGATACATGTCAATCATGGCCCATACCTCTTCTCTGAAGGTTCCGCTCCCAATGGCCACTAAAAGACGGCCTACCCAGTAACTGGTTTGGTCCGCCTGGGATTTGGCGAAAAATTGCTCGTCTGACACATGTTCTCCCAGGTTAGCGCCAGTCTTTTTGCAGCATGGCAACCATGTACCAGTCAGGGACGGGGCCCGGGGGATTGTGCTGGTCGTTGTACTGCTTGACGAAGGCCTCGGCATCTTGCAGGGTCGGAAACTCCTTGACCTCGTCGACTTTTTGGCCCCATCCCCGCTCGCTTTCGATGATCACAACTTTGGTTGGAATTGTCATAAAATTGTTGTCTTCCTCTTTCCCTTAGGAAAAAATATGATTGAAAATACCGGGAAATCAATCTCTTCAGAGATTTCAACCGGCTCGGTGTTTATAAGAACGCCTCGTTGCTGGATTAACCTACGGAGCTCGGCGTTGCTCATAAGTGTACACGCAGACTCTGCGGAGTACGGAAGAGCAGGGCGAAGAGAGTTTAGAAAGGAGATGACGTTCATGTCTCTTCGCGTAAGAAAGGGGGTCCCGCAGCGGGTACTCAACAGAAGACTGCGGAACGATGTTCTCTTCTGGCCCAGACGCCACACCATGAATACATAGGTGTGGTTTGCACATCAATACTATTAAATAAGACTTGGTCACCCGCTAGTGCGTCGGGGACTGCAACCACTGGTCTTTTCAGTGGTCAGGTTTAAAGACCCGAGCAAAGTATTACCTAAGCTCGTCAAAGGACACTCCAACCATTTCTCCCAAGGTCAGAGGCTATCTTCTCTTCCCCGGTTACCGAGAAGCCGCTTATTGGCGAGGCCCTACGGTGCGATACCGAAGTTTTTCGGTTTCTCTCAGTTAGAGGCTTATTCTAACAGCGGTTGCTTGACACTTCCTATCCGGGTCCCCCTCATTAAGGGGGAGGGTACTACTTGTTTCAATAAGTAGTACACCCGACTTTCATCAGGTACTTTCCTTATACCACGGTTTACAACTAAACTTGAACGAGAAAATTACACTAAAAAAGGGCCAGGGGGCCCGGGGAAGAGGACTTAACCGGAGATCGGCCGACTCAGCGTCTGACGATGCTCCCAAGCTTGGCGGTGGGCCGCCTTCTTGGCCATACGCTTGGCGTGACGGTCAGGGGCAAGTCTCTTGTTCTTGGCGGTCCTCATGGACTGAAGCTTGTCCGAGGGGGAGGATTTCTCGCTTTTTGCGCCTTTGGCACGGGCCATAACTATCTCCAGTTGGAAACGAAAAAAAGACCATGAAAGGTCTGGGGGAATTTGGACAGACCAAGGAGGGGATTGAACCCCCGACCTACCGCTTGCGCGGGCGCTCTGCCAGACTGAGCTACTTGGTCAGCTCCGGTTCCGTCCCAGGTGCAATACCTGGGCAGGAGAGGGAGAAGGGGCCACGTCCAGGGATCTTCCCTATGTGGTTAATAAGGCAAGGACGTGGCGAAAATGGTGCCGCCGGATGGATTTGAACCACCGACCTTTACTAGGGGTACCACCTAGCAATGCTCTCCCCCTGAGCTACGGCAGCGGAAAGGGACCCCTGAGAACTTCCTTGAACTACAGGCGATCTCACAGAAGACGGGTTCAGTGTCTTCTCCGTTTGTCAGGGGATCGAAGTATACGGATAGCTTGCTCCGTAGGGACTTCGGGCCAAACTGACCAACGCTCAATCGGCGCCTCGCGGCGTCTTACGTGTTCTCAGGGGCTTAACTGAATTGGGGTTGGTGCCCCGTGGAATGAGTGAGTTGACCCTTCCAGGGGCGGACCACCTCGTTTCCCAGGCGAGGGGTTCAGCTTCTCCCGTCGCACCGACCGGCAGAGAAGCTAGGAGGCCAAAGCGGCGCCGCGCCAAACACGGCAGGCGCCCACCGGCCGACCAGCAGGGATCAGAACGGGCCGACGCCGGACAGGCTGGCCGAAAGAGGGGAGCAGGCGTTGTAGGTTTTACTCATCGAGGGGCAACATCGCAAGAAGTTCATGGGGGGTCCTTCATAAAGGGTAGGTGGAAAAACACATCCCCAGGCTCATTAGCGCCGGCCGGGGGGATCGGCTACAAAAGCGAAGACGGGTCAGTTCACCTGGCCGGAGACGGAGAACCCGTTCACCCCGGCCTTGATCTTCCACACGCAGTATGCCCCCTGCTGTGCGGTGCACGGCAGGGACTGAGTTGCAGGAGGAGCCGTGCGGACAACCCGGCCGATGTTGACAGGAGCCCCCCACTTGATGGGGCCGCGGCCGAAGGCTTCGCCACGAGTGACGACTCCCCCCCAACCGGCAGGGACAGGGGGTGAGGCGATTTGCCGGGTCTTCAAACTCAGCGTCTGGCCCGGAAGCCATTTGCAGGTCAGTTCCTTCCCTGGGGCGACCAGGAAGGATCCGGAAGAGGTGAGGGCTGCCCCTAGGCAGATTGCGGAAAGTGTGATCATGTCGGGAATTGTCTCCGTTTATTCTGCCGGGGTCAAGGTTCAGACGGAGCGGGCCGCCTGACGGCGCCGACCCAGGAAGCCCAGGGCAGCGAGGCCGCCCGCCAGCAGCATGCCCGGATGGGGCTCGTCGACCGGCGAGGTGGGGACCGTGAGATCGGTGATGACCGGGGTGCCGACCATACCGACGAAGTTGGCCTGGCTGCCGCCGTCCCAGTTGAAACCAAGTACCACTTGGTTCCAGTTGCGCAGGTCCGGCATCACGCCCAGGTTGGGGCTGAGCACCGGACGGGGCAGGTAGCTCAGGTACACGTTGTTCAACCGGCCCAGGACGGGGTCGATGATCGTGTCGTGCCCGTTCTGATCCACCGCTTCGGCGACGATGCCGTAAACGATGGACGAGTACCCCTGGCCGACGCCGGCACCTGGAAGGGCCGTGACCACGCTGTAGGCTTGGATTTCGCCATTCCGGGAGGTCACGGTGCCGCGATGGTCACCTTCCTCGGGGTTCGTGAGGACGATGTCGAACTGGGTCACGGCCCCGGGCCAGGTGGCCATGGTACCGATCTGGGGTGCCCCGGTCGAGGAGAGCGTGGCACCGACGGCGTCGTTGAACGACACTGTTGCGGTGGCGTTGACCGTGTTGCCTCCCCAGTAGGACAGACCGGAGTACTGGTAGGTCCACTGGGTGGCGGCCTGGGCGGCGCCGCAGAGGAACAAGGTGGCGAAAACGAGGGCCGAGAACAATTTCTTCACGAGAGAACTCCTTGGTTGTGATGGAGGGAACAGGGGGGAGAAAAGGTGGGGACCCCGGGATGGTAATTCGGAGTCATGGGGTAAGAGGATTGAAGAACTCGGACAGACGGATAGCTGGAGTGCTGGATTCGGACATTCGGAGTACGTTTCCATTAAAGCGACCATTAGTAGTGGTTTGCGGAGTAAACCGCGACTTTGTTTTTTTGCCTTTTGAGGGCAAAGCAGCTATAGAGACTGGCCAGTCCCCGTGATTAAGGCTCACGGCCAGGGCCTTCCCCGGACGCATCCCCACCTTCTCAACTTCAAATCAGGGCGCCCAAGTTGACGCCGTGGCCCTTCTTGTAGGGCTGGGACACCCACTCGGGCAGTTCGACTTCGGTGGCCCAGTTGGCGCGTTGAATGGCGCTGTCCAGGGTACGCAGTCGCTTCGCCAAGTCGCCGTGCATTTCCCGGGCCTTGTCGGGGTTGACGAGAGGAGCGGTGATGACCACGTCGCTCAGGGCTTGGCCCGGCACGTCAGTACGGCGGGCAACCTTGACTTCGCCGGAAAGGAGGGGGGCCAAGAGGTCGACAGAGCCTTTGAGACCCTTGCGCAGGAACAGCGCTTCGGCGAGGGTGCCGGTGCCGATCTGGACGGTGGCGTTGGTCTTACCCACCGCGGTTTCGACGAGCAGCAAGGCCACGTTGTAGTAGTAGACCTCGTCGAGGTAGTCAGAAGGATCCGGCAGGGCGGCCTTTGCCTTTTCGACAAGGGGACCGGTGCCTTCGATGGCACTGATTCGCTCGGTGATCTGGGCGGTGCCGTGGGTGCGGAGGTTCATCTCCGAAAGGTTCGCCTGGGCGACAAGTGCCTTGCGAAGAACGAGAGCGTCTGCGAGAAGCATGGATTTCTCCTGGTTGAAGGCGGGTAATCGGAGGGGACGTGGTAGGCCGGCTTGGATTCGAACCAAGGGTCTTTCCTTTATGAGAGGAAGGCTTTCGGACCAACTAAGCTACCGGCCCGGGGAATGGTGGAAGAAGCCAGGTTCGAACTGACGACATCTCCCGCGTAAAGGGAGCACTCTACCGACTGAGTTATTCTTCCGGAGGACTAGCAAAGGGATGCAATCTTTTTTTCGCTTCCAAATAAGCAAGTGCAGCTTGCTCTTCTTCTGCGAAATATCCTAAATGCATTACTTTACCATCCAAGGTGATGCTTGCTCTCCAAGGATAAGACATGCAAGTATCTCTACGGGAAACGCCTCTAAATGTGCTTGTTCTGTTCTTCCTACGAGTATTGACGTAGTTATTTTGGGAGTTTTCCGCCTCCGAGGCCTCTCTGAGATTTTCTATTCGATTATCTGACCTTTTTTGATTTCTGTGATCTACGTAGAAGTCGGGCCACCTATTGAAATATAAGACGAATGCCGATTGATGAGCGCAATACTTTTTCCCATTTATTCCAATTCTTATGTATCCATTGCCCGAGTCTCCTCCGGCAGCTTGCCCTTTTTCGGCTACTTTCTTACCTCTTCCGCTGGTAATATCTACTTTCCAAGTGAAGATCCCCGTTAATGGGTCGTAAGAAAGAAGACTACGTATTTCTTCTACGCTAGGTTTGTTTGAGTTATTTACTTTACCCATTTCTTTTTTAAGTGGAGCGGCCCCAGGGAATCGAACCCTGATTGGGAGATTGGAAATCTCCAGTCCTGCCATTGAACGACAGCCGCACTGACTAAAGCACTGACACCGATAGATGTCTTTAGTGTACTTTTCTTATACCAGAGTTTACAACTAAAATTGAACTCGGTCAATTACCAGACGATGGGCTCAGTGCTAATCTTTCTCAGCCACTGATTGACACCCGCCAAGATAATGGCCTGGGTGCCGGGATCAATAAAGAAGCCGAACCGGTATTGAACCAAGATAGCAGCTACGGCAATTGCGTTAGCCCAAACTGTCTTGGACAAATACCACTTCTTCCCCTTGATAATCGAGTCCCCAACTTCGATCAAAGCGGCTTGGGCTTCGGGGGTGGTTCTGACGGGACTGATGTCGGGGAGGTAGGCCATGTTTGTATTTTAACCTTTTCCCCAACAGAAAGGGTCACTTCACACTTGTGAACAATGATCTCCACCTCGGCGTCAACTCTGGCGTCGATCCAATGCTTACACCCGGGGCAGACGGCGTAGAAGTTCTTGACCTTCCAAGGTTCAATGACGTCCAGGTCGCAGTGATCTTCTTTAGTCTGCCAGTCCCGTGAAGTTAGTAGTCGTCCGCAGGACGGGCAGGGACAATCGTATTTTACGTAGTCAAACAGGCCCATGAGTTCTCCAGTAAAGTTTTCTCGCCGCTACAGGCAGTTTATACCATTTGTCAAACTTGTGTTTGAAGCGCTTACGAGGGTCCGTGTCGAGGATATTTCCAGGGACTCGACAAGATTTCGGCCCAGGAATTCTCCTGCCTTTCTTATAGGGACGGGTGTAAGACTTAGAAAGATAGCTTTGGTAGCACATGGCTCTTCTTAGTTTAAAAAAAAGAGCCCGCTTCTCAGCGGACCCCCTTTGCCAGCCAATTAAGGCTTAGCTGTTGCGAGCTTCTTCCAGCGCCTTCTCGGCAGCCCGGATACGCTGACGACGGGCCTTCTTCAGGGCCTTGGCTGCGGCCAAACCTTCCGGCGTTGCACCGTCGTCTTCCTTGTTGCCGTGACGCCGACCAAAGAGGGCGCTCCCGAGCCTGACCAGGTCGATCATGGCGTCCACCAGGTGCAGTTTCGTCTGCTGACCCTTCCAGGCCTCCTTGCGAACCGGCTCTGCCTTGGAGTAACCGGGCAGCGCGCTGGTGTTGAAGGCGATGCGGCGGTTCTGGACGAAGCGCCGAGCAGCGAACGCCCTCCCCTCTTTGCGACAGTACGGCTCACCGACATTCGAGCTGGCCAAGGCCATGACCACCACCCAGTCGCCGTCCGGATCGGACTTGTCCAGGGGGACGTGCTGGTACGCCACCGTGATCCCGGGATCTTGCAGGTGGATGTACTTGAGGCCGAACTGGGAGGTGATGGCCTTGGATTCGTCATGGGCCAGCTTGCGGTCGCCGTCCCACTTGACCTTCTTGAAGTGGGATTCCGCGGCCCGGCGGATGTCGGCCTGCGAAGATCCGCGGCTCAGGTGATGGTCGAGGTCGGAGTCGAACCAGTCCGCCGAGCCGGCAGGCAGCGAATCGAACAGTTCCTGGCTCATACCGATCTTTTGCAGGAAGATCTGCAAGACCAAGGCGTCGTGTTCGGCGCTACCCAGGCGGATGACTTGGGCTACGACAGGGAGGTTTTCCCCGGAAGAAGGGGAGAGTGCGTTGAAGTCTTCCACCGTTGCCGGAGCAGTAGTGTAGTCGGTTGTGGTTTCGATACCCATTTTCATTTCCTCGTGTAAACAGTGAAGGCAAGGAGTACCCCTTTGCTTTGGGGCGGGATGTTCCAGTCATTCTCCGCCTGCAGCAAGGCGAGGTTCGAAAGGGCGTCTGGATTTGCCCCGTAAGTGTCGATGGAAGAGGGGTCCACGTCGAACTTCATGAACTCTCTCTTGCCGTTCTTTATCAGTCCATACACAAAGACTGAGATAGAACAGCGCTCGTGCAAAGGGGCTACGGGGCCTGGGGGGAGTACCAACTCCACATCACACCCCCGCCGCAGCCTTCTTGGCCGGCTTGGATTTCTTCTCGACGGAGAAGAGGGGCTTCGGTTTCGGAGCCTCCGTCTTCTTGGGGGTTTCCGCAACTTTGGCGGCCTTGGACTGGGCGTCCGCCAAGAGATGCTTGGCCTTGGTCTGCACGGCCAGAAGGGCGCCGTCCCAGGCGCCGTCCTCTTTGCGGATGCCGGTGATGATACGCAGGCCCTCGATGGAGGACTGGGCGTATTTCTGCAACGTGCCAAAGGAGGAGGAGGGGGTCAACCGTTCCGGCGACGGAAGGTTCCGGCCAACTGCTTCTTGGTACTTTTGGATCTTGGTCTTGGGCAAGAGGTACTCCACAGGTAAAAATGTTAGTAGTCTAAAATAGTTTCCCCTGTTTGGGGGAAACCACTTCTTTTAGGTCTCGAAGGGTAGAAGCAATGGATCAAGCTCTTTCTGTGCACTCCGCAATGCCGGCTACGGACCCTGCACTATAACTCGGGCTTTCGTCACTACGCATAGTAGTCCTCCTTTGACACTATACTTATACCAAATAGGGGTTGTAAATTGAATTAGAACCCCAACTCTTCAGAAGGCTCTTCTACCTCTTTGATCTTCTCCTCTCCTCTTATTAAAGACAACGCTATGTCTTTGAGCATGAAGGTTCGGATCGCCTTTTTTAACTCTAATGCGTTTTTGATCTTCTTTTCTACGGGAGAGTTGCTCATCAGGAAGTAGTAGTGGCAATCCCGGGTTTGCCCAAGCCGGTGAATTCTGTCTTGTTGTTGTAACAAAACTTCTTGACTAAAGTTTCGGCTATAAAAAACCTCAGTGCAAACACTGGGATCTACGCCAGGAAAAGCCTGAACTTCGTCTTCATCCAGGTCGTCTACTTTTCTCCCCAAGACCGTGATGCCGTAGTTAACCGCCTTGGCTTGACAAAGTAGGTACGCCATGTCTGGAGTCCGGTTGAACTCCTTGACCTTCTCTCCGATCTTCTTGTCTCCGCCCTTAATCGTTAAGAACTTAGCACCCAACGACTCTAGCAAAGCCTCTATCAGTACAAACTCCCCCTCCAGGTTAAACCAGATAATGGTTTTTTGTCCCTTGAGTTTTCCAACCAAAAGCTCTCTTAGCGCTGCTATCTTCGGCTGCTCTCCAAAGAAAGTAGTGGTTCTCTCTGAGATCTTTCGAGGGGTTTTCTTTTTCTTTGTTGGCTGGGCAAATAGCTCCGCAGATATTTCATCATCAGACTGCGGATAAGAATACAAGAACCCCTGAGATACTTGGAACAGCTTGCTTAGCATGACCAGGGGGTTTTCTATCTCAACGCTGATGCCTTGAACTTGTGCGTAGTAATTTCTCATTAAATCATAGTAGGTCTTGGACTGCTCAGGGGCCATCTCTACTTGAATCTCATGGAAGTATTTCGGAGGAAGATCCAGCCACTCCTCTTTAGTCATTACTATGCAGCAGCTCTCCAGGATTGACCGGATCTCCGGCTGATCCCGAAACCCTACAACGACCATCCGAGTTTTTTCCTTAGGGTCAAACTTCTTGGCTTCTTTGATGACTGCGTACCTGTCCTTGAAAACAGGAAAGCTTCCTCCCACCAAAGAAGGATATAGGTACCTGACAGGGGCAAAAATATCTAAAGGAGAGTTATTAACCAAAGTCCCGGACCCGCCACATCTATGAGGTATTCCTGCGGCTAGCTCTGTTGTGGAGTTAGTTCTATCCGTGGTAGGGTCTTTGATTAAGAATTCATCCAAATGAATAAACTCATAGTTCTCCTCTTTCAGCCGGTGCTTGAGGATCACTACCTTGTTGTAGTTGATAATGACTACCTGCGCCTTTCTGGCAGCTTCTCTTTCTTCTTCCCAGTTCGTAGACTTAACTACGTATTTGGTAAGCTCGGGACGATGGATCTCGATTTCATCTTCCCAGACAAACAAGAGAGGGCTGGGACACACGACCACGGTCTTCTTGAACCCCATAAGGTAAATGTAATCCAAAACTACCTTGGACTTACCCATTCCCGGCTCAAGCAAGAGGCCTGAACTATCCAAGGAGTACATGTACCTGAGGGCTATATCTTGAAAAACCTTAGGTTCCGTATGATACTTAAACGTAGGAGGAAGCGTCTTTAGCTCAAACTGGGAATCGAGCCAGCTGGATACCTCAGGAGATACTACTGTTTTTGGCCACTTGCTCTTCCATCTAGCGACTACGTTATACGCTACGGGAAGGACTGCGGGGACGACGTAGTGAAGCCCTCTTCTTTCGAAAGCGGGAAACTTGGATAGCCTGTCTTGCTCCGCAGGGGTTTCGTGGACGAACACGAGGAGCTTTTTTTCTGAATCAAACTGAATTCGCACTTATTTCTTTACCGCAGATTTACGAGAGGCGATGTAGCCATCTAAATCAAAGCCGATGCTTTGGCACACTTCTCTAACAACTCTGGGAACCATTCTCTTTCTTTCAAAGGTTTCCAAAAGGGAGATAATTGAGTTCAAGTCCGTGGACTCAACTTCCCAGACCGTAGACACAAGGTGGCTGTTCCTGCCCCAAAAGCCTGGATCGTGGTTGTCGATGGTTTCTCCTGACCTAACCACCGCGTTGTCATCGCTGTCTAAATAAACGTAGTATTTCAAACCCAATCCTCGTCATAGTTTTTTGCAAAAATAAGGCCTCGATCAATCGCGGCTACAAACGCAAGCTGAGAAGGGATCTTATCCACAGCTTTCCTTGCCGACTCCCGGGAGGCCGCAGGTATGAACAAGAAGTCTTCCAGGAACAACTTTGAGTTTGCCCCTGGCAGCTGATCAGCCAGCCTGCCGATTTCTTCTCTGTTGATGGAAAAAAGAACGACGCCTTGGCCTGCTCCGCACTCGCAAGCAAACGCAAGTTGAATCATTTCCTCCGTAGTCAGAGCTCTGATTTGTTGCTTGCCGGGCTTAGCCAGCATAGCTACGGCTGCTTCTCTTCTTCCCAGCTCTTCCCAGTACTCTTGCATGCGAAGAAAAGACATTCCATACCGAGAGCTGGTGTAGGTAGGGGGATGAGTAGGTAAGGTAAAGAATAGTCTGGCCACCCAGAGGGCTACATTGACTTCAACCTCATCTTGGGTGGTTTTAAGTTTGATTTTCACGGAGTTCCTGTTCAATTATTCTTTTGCAAATCCCGTAGATTTCCCTAAGGATGGCTAAGATTTCTGGAGCGGACTTTGCATCAATCTTGTTCACCTTAGTGGTGAACTTTTCAGCTAGTCCTACTAATTTTATAGCAACCCCTTTCTTTTTAGGTTTTTCGTTAAGAATTCCTGCCACTACGAGTATCTGGTTTTCTATCTGGGATAGAAAGTTGTGTTCAACGTAGTGAGTGTGGATGTACAAAAGTTCCCCCACAGGAAGAACTTCTGACTTCCCTTCGAAGTAGTCCAGGATCAGAGGGTTCGAGAGACTGAGATCAACGATTGGCATAAAGTAAAAAGGAAGCCGGGATTATACCCGGCTTTTCCTCTCGTGAGGAGTTATTCTTCGCCCTGGGAGGAGCGCTTGATCGCGGCGTATCCGCCGAATAGCAGAAGCGCCAGGCCGGTAAAACTCAGCACGGTCGAGGCAACACTCGCTGCCTTGATGTACTTGTCCCGGGACTCCTCGGAGGCCAGTTTGCTTCTTGCCGCAGCCAGGAATTCTTCCCGCTCCGACTCCTTCAAGGGAAGCACGGTTGTGCTCCCCTGGGCTTCCAGCGTCACCGTCCCGTGAGGGGCTTCTATCGAAAACGCCGGAGGGCGGGCGCTGCGGACCTTGGTGGAATCCGAAGCCGGGGTGGGGCTCCCCTGCTGGGGTATGGGATATACGTTGCTGTCAGTCACGTTGTTGATCTCCGGGAGAGAAAGGGCAGGCTCGGGGGTCACCTCCGGGACGTTCAAAGCTCTGAGCTGATCGGCCAGGGTGTGGGCAAAGTCGTTGGTGGAGCGGTGGGCCCGCTTGCCAGTGCGGGGGGAGCGTTGACGCCCGCCTCGCTCCTCGTCATCGTATGTTCTCACGATCTCTCCTGCTGGTTAAAAGAAAGGAGCCGAAGCTCCTTTTCTTATCTCCTACACAGGAGACTTCAGACCGTAGGGGCCTGGTGTCCGGATTTCTCCTGACGCTTGGCCAAGAGATAGCCACCGGCAGCGCCGGCGCCGGCGGCCACCGTCAATGCGCCGACTTGCATCAGGACCTTCTTCCAGCCACCGATGGCGGGTGCGAGGGCCACCGGGGCGGCGGGGGCCGCATTGTTGATCACGGGGGCGGCAGCGGGGGTCGTGGTTTCGTTCATGGTGCTCTCCTTACAGGTTGTGAGCGGGGACAGGGGGTTGACGGCCCTTTCGGGCCTTGAGGGAACAGGGAACTGGCGGATCAACGCTCGTAGAGCGGGTGGTCCTTGGGGGCGCCGATCATCCCGACGCGGGTACCGACAGTGGCGGCGGCCGTGGCGACGGCGACGATGGCGAAGACGCCACCAAACACCGTTGCGGCGGCGACCAATGCCGGGTGGCGTTCGGCGAAGCTCGGCTTGGCCGAGGCTTCTTCCTTCGCAGGGGCCTGGGTAGAGGCCTTGAGATCAGCAGCGATCTGCTCGGCATTGATCTCGTCGAAGTTGGGGTTGTCGAGGTTCATGATGAACTCCTGGTGAGTGGGGAAGTGGGTAAAATCTTCAGTGACGGCTGAGCGTTAACTCAGCCGCCGCTAAGGTCGGCTGTTGGATCAGGAACGGGCAGCTTGGCCGGCAGCGCGGCGCTCGGCCAGCTCCATGCCGTCCGCGACCCCGGCGTTGTACTGGGCGTCATCGTTGCGCATACCCGCCGTGGCGAGGCGCATGCCGCCGGTAATGGCCAGGGCCAGGGTGAAGGCCATGGCGCCAGCCTTGGCGATCTCGGCAACGACCGGATGGTCTTCGGCAAATTGGTTGGCCTTGGACACTGCGGTATTGAGCATGGACATGATGGATCCTTGGTGAGGGTGAAGGGAAGCACAGAAGGTGAGTATTCTTCTATGTACTGTTCTTATACCAATTCCGGATTGGGAAATTGAATCCTGGCGAATCAGCCAAACCGCACAATGGCAATTTGGCCATCGGCGGATACTGCGGCGAACGGGCCTGCGTAGTATTTTTCCACGCCTTCTTTTTCAATCGTGACCCCGTGCATGTTGCCTTGCACGCGGCGGCCCCAAAGGACCTCTTGCATTCGGCTGGCCCAGCCCTGCTTGCTCAGTTCGGTCTTCAGGGCGGCGCTCATTTCAGTTGTCTTGATATTCATGATTTCTCCTGGGCTGGGTGGTATAAAAGGGTCTGCTCTGCTTTCGCAGGGCTATCTCCTTCATACTATTCTTATACCAAAAGGGGTTGTCAAAATTGAAAGTTAAGCCTCTCTGTGTTTGACCCCGTAGCTTAATTGGGCTAAAATCGGTCTACATGTCAGCTTTATTTCAGCCCCCTCTCGTACCCGGCCTTGGCAATAACGCAGGTCCAGGTTCTACGGGAAACATGGCCCAGACCAAGAATCCGTTCTTTTCGGTCGGTAACCAGTTCCTGCCTAGAAACCTGAATGACGTTATTCGGTGGGTCCGGTACATCACGGTGCAGAGCCCGGTAACCACTGAGGTTATTCGTAAGCTTGCCACCTACCCCATCACCTCGTTTACCTACTCTACTCGTGACCCCGCCATCAAGGCGAAGTACGAAAAGTTGGAGGAATCGTTCAAGTTAAAGCAAACCCTAGACGACGTCGGGTTTCAGTACTTTACAACCGGTAACGTTTTTCTGAGCATTTATTACCCGATCATTCGGATGTACAAGTGCCCCACCTGTGCGTCCTTATTCGGAGCCTCTCATGCTAAGTTTCTGAAATTCAGCGACTACAAGTTCAAAGGGGTCTGTCCCAAGTGCAGTCAAGGGGGGACGTTTGAAGTCGTCGACACCGCGTCAAAGAACATCAATGACATGAACCTTATCCTGTGGGACCCTATGGACATCTCCGTCCACTACAACCCCATTACAGGAAAAAGCAAGTACTACTATAAGATCCCTTCCGATCTGAAGAAGAAGGTGGCCCAAGGGGACCGCTTCTTTGTGGACTCCTTGCCTTGGGAAATCATCGAGGCCATCCGGGACCAGAAGAACTTTGAGTTCGACGACGGTTACATCTACCACATGAAGCACGTTAACGTAGGGTTCTCCGTTAACGGCATTGCTATTCCTCCGCTGGTCTGTCACTTTGCTCTGGTGTTTTATACTGCCACGCTTCGTAGAGCTAATGAGAGCATCGCTACGGACTACATGGCTCCGATGCGGGCGGTGTTTCCTCAGCCTCAGACGGGAAACTCTGACCCCGTCGTAGCCGTCTCCATGAGGAACTTCGTGGGTAAGATGGAGGAGGCTTTTGTTCGTCACAAACAAGATAACAACCACATCTTGATAGCCCCCGTTCCTATTGGGTACCAAGCAATTAGCGGGGAGGGTAAAACTCTGCTTGTCAACCAAGAAATTCAACAGGCTGAGCAAAGCTTGCTGCTAAGTCTTGGAGTTAGTCAGGAGCTGTTGAGCGGGTCTACTAACTGGACCAGTTCCACTGTAGGGCTGAGAATGCTCAAGAACACCTTGGACAGCTACGTTAGGCAAGTTACTGGCTTGTTGGACTGGGTATCTTCCAAGTGCAGCGCTTACCTGGGAATTGAGAAGGCTGATATTGGGCTGACCCCGTTCCAGCTAACGGATGACGAATCCCTTAAGCAGGTGCTCATGGCGTTGACTCAGCAGGGACAAGTTTCCATGTCGACCGTTTACGAAGCGATGGGTCGCTCTTACGAAGAAGAGCTAGAGCGTATGAAAGAAGACGCAAAGATGAAGGCTAGGAACGACGTTCGTACTCAGTATGAAGTCGAGCGGGCCCAGTATCTAGAGGGTCTGGAAATCAACAAAATCAATGAAGAAGACGCTTCGTACACCGACGCCCTTAAAGAAGCTCAAAACATTGCCCAACAGCTTGCTGGCGTTGATCCCAATACTGAGCGTCAAGTCTTGGATGAACTCATGGTTACCAACTATGCGCAGTATCTGATGGTGGCCAAACTAACGGAAGAGGCGAAAACTCAGCAGACCCTTGCCTTGAATGCAGAAGCTCATGGGCAGGCTGCGGCTAACTCTGGCGGTCAGCCTCCAGGAGGCCCTGCAGGAGGAGGAGATGCGGGAGGGCCTCCTGGCCCCGGGGCGGAACCTGGCGCAGCATCTCCTGTTCAAGCCGGCGCTCCGGTATAATTGAGGTCTTATGGCTGACAACAACACAATGCTCAAAGGGTTGACCCCTACCGACCCGGCTTCTTTGCCGGACATGCTTGCTTCTATGGGCAAGCAACAAGCAAGCAAATACCGAGTCAGATGGGTTAAGCTAAATCTTGATGACCTCGCAGACATTTCTGAGCTGGAACGAATCGAAACGAAGGCGCTGAGAGACGAGGGCATCTACGTAGTTAGTAAGAAAGACTTCTTTTTCATGGATAAAATTTTCATGCTTGTAAGCTATTGGGAAGTAGACGACAGCTCGGAGGCTAAGTTCTAATGGCTGGGCCCATCACCAGAATCTTCTCTGACCCGGGGGAGGTAAATGACCGGGTAGATAAAACTCTCATAGAGGGGCTGGCTTCGCAGTTCCCCGTAGAAGGGAAGAACTTCAGGCTGGAGATCGCCAATGTTCGAGCGGAAAGAAAGAACTATGGCCATGAGGATGAAAAGGCGGCGATTCTTCAAAGCAAGAGTCTGACTTACCCGATTCGGGCGGATCTTCGGCTCGTTGATAAAGTTACCGGCAAAGTGGTTGACGAGAATAAAGACTTTGCCCTTATGGATAGCTTCCATCTCACAGGTAAGCACACGCTGCTCTACAAGGGAAATAACTACTCTGTTGCTAACCAGCTACAGCTCCGACCTGGGGTGTACACCCGTTCTAAAGAAACGGGGGAGCTGGAGTCGCACTTCAACACGGGGACTGGGCGGAGTTTTTCTTTAACCCTTGAGCCTCAAACAGGCATGTTCTTTGTAGAGGTGGGGAGCTCAAAAATCCCTGCTGCCCCTATTTTGAGCAGAGTATTTGGAATTGGTCCCAAGGAAGTTGGGACGTACGTTCCTCCCGAAGTCTGGAATGACAACTTGGCTGCGGTTGCAGGAAAAGAAAACCGGTATGTAGGAGATATGTACAAGCGTATGGTCTCCACCGCAAAACAAGTGCCAGGGGCCTCTCCTGAGGTCATGATTGCTCAGCTCAGGGAGTCTCTGGAAAACTCCCAACTAAGCACTCAGACCACTTCTTCTACGTTAGGTAAGCCCTTCTCTGGAATTACTCACGAGGTGATTCTACGGGCGCTGAAAAACTTGGTTGACGTGCACAAGGGGGTTCGTCTAGAGGATAACCGGGACTCTCTTCAATTCAAGAGAGTTCAAAATCTTCCTGACTTTCTGAAGACCCGGTTCCAAAAAGAACACCAAGTAGTAAGGCTCATCAAGTCCCGCATGAGCAGAGAGATTGATAGGCTTGACCAAACCAATCCTCGCCTCAAGGGTAGTATGGTGCCTAAGCCATTTAACAAGTTCTTCTCGGGGTATCTCATGGATAGTAACTTAGTTGCTACTCCTAGCGAGACAAATCCCTTGGAGAGTATTGAAAACGTGGCCAAGGTTACCGTTCTTGGCGCAGGTGAAGGCGGCATCGGGGACGAAAGAGGCGTTCCAATGGGGGCCCGAGATATCGATCCCTCTCATTTAGGAATCATTGATCCCAGCCGTACCCCGGAAAGCAGTCACGCAGGTATTGACCAACGTTTTACTATTTCAGCTCACCGGGATGAAGAAGGAAACCTTTACTCTAGAGTAAAAAACAAGCTTGGCAAGGAAGAGTACATCAGCGTTCACGACATGATGACTCACACTATCGGGTTTCCTCATCAAGAAGGCCATGAAAAGGTCCAGGCTCAGATCAGAGGAGAGCTCGGGGAGTGCGACCGTAAGGATGTGGATTATTGGTTAGCTGACACTACTGATATGTATACGGTGACCACAAATCTGGTGCCGTTTTTGAACAGTAATCACCCGGGTCGATTGACCATGGCGGGTAAGGCCATCCCTCAGGCATTGAGTTTAGTGGACAGAGAAGAGCCTTTGGTTCAAACCGTAGACGAAAGAGGAGTGCCTTTCGTTAAGAGACTTGGCGGAGCAGCGAGCACAGTAACCCCCATGGACGGAACGGTCACTAATGTCACCAAAAACGGGGTGATAATCACCAATGCGGCTCACCCCAAGGGGTTCGTAGTTAAAGCTGTCAAGAATCTTCCCTTTAACATGAAGGGCTTTCACGACGATGAAAAGCCTTTGGTCAAAGTCGGAGATCAGGTTGTAAAAAATCAGCAGCTCTACGATAGTAACTACACTCGAAACGGCTCACTCTCGTTGGGTAAAAATCTAACTGTGGCGTACATCCCGTGGAAGGGATACAACCACGAAGACGGATTGGTTATCAGCCGCAAGACTGCGGAAGGGCTGTCCAGCCATCACGCCTATAAGGTTGACTATGAAATCAACAACTTGTCGGTTACTAAAAAGGCCTTGCTAACCAGGTATTTCCCCGGAGAAATAACCAAGAGCCAGCTAGAGAAGCTGGATGACCGAGGCTTTGCCAAAGTCGGGGTTACTCTCATGCACGGGGATCCGGTTTTTGCAGTACTAGAGCACCGGGAGCCTACCCCGGAAGACAAGATGCTGGGTAGACTACACAAAACCTTGGTTACCCCCTATAGGTTAGTGAAAGAGGAGTGGACGCATGAGGAGGCGGGGACGGTCGTAGACGCACATACGGAGTCCAAGCAGGTTCGTTTCTTGATACGCTCTGTCAAACAGCTGGAAGTAGGAGATAAGCTCACTGGTTTACACGGTAACAAGGGTATCGTCAGCTTGATTTTGGAAAATCATCAGATGCCCTATTCCCAGGCAACGGGCAAGCCTGTGGATATTCTTTTGAACCCCGCTTCTGTGACTTCTCGGGTGAACTTGGGTCAGCTGATGGAAACCGTTGCTGCAAAGATTGCCAAGGCCAGAGGCACTCCTTATATGATTCATAACTTCTCCAAAGGCAACAACATCGTTGACCTGAAGAAGGAACTGAACGGTATGGGGATGGAGGACTCTGAGCACCTGGTGGACCCTACAACCAAAAAGGTTTTGGGTAAAGTTCTGACGGGCCCTCAGTACTTCATTAAGCTTTACAAGACTTCTGACCAGAACTGGTCTGCCAGAAACGTCGGGGGCTATGATGCCAACGGTCAGCCTAGTAAGGGCGGAGAAGAGGGCTCCAAGAGCGTGGGCTACATGGAAATGCTGGGGTTGTTGGGCTCTAACGCAAGAAAGAACTTGAAGGAGATTGCCACGACCAAGAGTGAGAACAGCCCTGAGTATTGGGAGAGATTCCTCAAAGGAGAACCTTTGCCTAAGCCGTCCGTGACGTTCGCCACCCAGAAGTTTTTGGATTATCTAACTTCGTCTGGTATCAAGACTACGCTGCAGGGAGGAAAGTTAACTGCTTCTCCTCTTACGGATAGAGAGATCTTGGGCATGTCCAACGGAGAGATCAAGGACGGTTCTATGCTCAGCGCCAAGAACTTGGAGCCTGAGAAGGGCGGCCTCTTTGACTCCGCTATCACAGGGGGTATTAAAGGCACCAAATGGGCCCATTACAAGCTTCCGGAGCCGATTGCTAACCCTCTCATGGAAAAGCCAATTAAATCGATCCTGGGGCTTTCTACGAACGAATACGAGGGCATTGCCAACGGTAAGATTGGAGTTAAGCGAGTGAAGAACGAATTCCATCTTCACGACGTGGACACTGGGGTTAGGCTGAGGAAGCTCAATGTCAATTCCTTGACGGCTAGGCCGGAAGTAGAAGAAGAACCCGAAGAAGTGGAAAAAGGTCAATAACCCCAGCTAAAGCCGGAGGCTTGCTGCAAACCTAAGCTTGCCACTTAGAAAGCAATGAGATTAATCTATTGACTAGCTTACGAAACTAAACAGAAATGATTAGAGTTCAAATTGAGCCAACTTTGCATGGCAGCAAAAAGTACATTAGAGATGTTACGCTAGTCTCTCTTCCCTACGTTGGCCAATGGCGAAGCGTTATTTTACTTTTGCCTTGTTTTGAAAAAGACGAGGCGAGAGAGTTACACAAAGGATAAAAGTGACAATGTTTGTACCCGTAGTGGATAGTGAAAACAAGCCACTAATGCCTACTACTCCGGCTAGAGCTAGGAAGTGGGTAAAATCCGGCAAGGCAACTGCTTTCTTCAAGAAAGGGTTGTTTTGTGTAAGGCTGAACGTTGAGCCTTCGAATAGGATACTGCAAGAAATTGCAGTAGGAATCGATCCTGGCTCCAAGAAAGAAGCTTTCACTATCAAGTCAGAAAGTCACACTTATTTAAGCGTGCAAACTGATGCAGTAACTTGGGTGAAAGAGGCCGTTGAGTCTAGAAGGAACGCCAGAAGAAACAGACGCCAGCGCAAGACTCCTTGCCGGAAGAACAAAATGAATAGATCCAGAGGCACCTTGGCACCTAGTACAAGAGCCCGTTGGGGTTTAAAGATTAGGATTTCTCAGTGGCTCTGTTCTGTTTTCCCCGTCAGTTGTTTTGTAGTTGAAAATATTACTGCTCGAACTAGACCCGGGCAAAGAAACTGGAACGTAAGCTTCAGTCCTCTTCAAGTGGGGAAGAGAGAGTTTTATGATCGACTTCAAGATCTGGCCAGATTGGAGACCAGGGAGGGTTGGGAAACGGCAGAATATAGAACAGGCCTAAGATTGAGGAAAACTTCTAAAAAGCTTTCAAATGATTTCAGTGCGCATTGTGTAGATTCCTGGGTTCTTGCTAACGAATGGGTTGGCGGGCACACAAGTATAGACAATACCCGCCGGATGATTATTTCTCCTTTTCAGTTTCATAGAAGACAGCTTCATGTTTTTCAGCCGGCCAAAGGAGGGGTTAGAAAGAACTATGGATCTACCCGAAGCTTGGGTTTTAAGAGAGGAAGTTTAATCACACACCCTAAATACGGAAAGGCTTTCGTAGGGGGAACTTCCCAGGGGAGAGTTTCTTTAAATTCCGTCTCTAAGGGAAAAAGACTCTGCCAAAATGCAAAAGTTGAAGATGTTAATTTTAAAAGCTACTACCCCTGGACCTACTTTCACATTCAAAATGAAATACTATCTTGATTCGACCCTAATCTTAGGGAAACCCCTACCCCGACTGAAGTCAGGGGTTTCACGCCCGGAGGGCTTTATTTGATGACTGACACCGTAGACACTGAAGACCTCTCCTACGGAGGCAACGCGTTTCACGAGCTTTTATCCGCCGTGGATATCAATGGACAACTGCAGGGCCTAAGCGAGGCTATCGGCAAGACGAAATCCGTCTCTAAAAGAGATGACATGGTCAAGCAGATCAAGTACCTGAGCAGCCTAAAAAAGGCGGGCGTAACGCCTCAGGACTCTTTCATCATGCATAACATGCCCGTGGCCCCGCCGGTTATTCGCCCAACCATTCCGAAAAGTGGTAACCGGATCGAATATGCGGACGTCAACCACCTTTACAAGGATCACATTCTTGTTGCCAGAGGTATGGCAGAAAATCTTAAAGACCTCGGCCCGGAGTCCCTAACCGAAGAGCGTAAAGCGTTATACGACGGGGCGAAGGCTATTATGGGCGTCGGGGATGCCATCAGTGGCGGCGCCAGGGCTTTGGGCAAGAAGGGATACCTTAAACAGATCGGAGGGGAAGGGGGCCCTAAGACCGGCTTTTTCCAATCCCGTATTCTTAGCAAGAAGCAGGACTTCTCCGCTCGGGCCACGATCTACGCAGAGCCTAATCTAGGTTTTAACGAGATTGCTGCGCCTGAAGACATGATTTGGATGCTCTATGAGTTCCACATCATCCGAGACTTGGTCAAGGCCGGTTACCGCTACCCCGAGGCTAAAAAAGCGGTTGAAGAAAGAAACGCAGCTGCACGGACATCTTTCAACAAGCTTATTAAGCACATCCCGATCATCGCTAACCGGGCCCCTACCTTAATGCAGAGTAACATCACTGCTCACTTCCCGGTGCCGATCAAGGGTAAGACGCTGGGGATCAACCCCCTGCACTTGCCACTGTACGCTGGTGACTTTGACGGCGACGCCATGACAGTTCATGTGCCGATCACGCCTGAGGCTATTGAGGAAGCTAAAAAGAAGCTCCTACCCCAGCAGCATGTCTATGACTTCCGTGAGGGGTTGGGAACTTCTCTGATCGCCCCGGGTCACGAGGCTATTATTGGGTCTATGCATATCACCGAGCCTGATACGACTAAGAAAACCCGAGTCTTTAGAACTGAGGAAGAGGTTTTAAAGGCGTACAAGGCAGGGGAGATTGATACGAATACCCCGGTGCAGATAACGGGTTAATATCTCGGAGGGTCAGGAAGCCGCAGGGTGGCGGTAGAATCGCTGATATCTCTCCCACCCCACCTCAGCACTACAGTTGCCTCTACGTAATCCCCGTGACTGGCAAGGGTAATCTGGGTGGAAAGGAGATCAGAGATCTGCTGCTTGACGGTTTCACAAACGAAATCATTAAGTTCTTGCCTAGCGTCAGGAGAGCTCATTGCTTGTTTTCCATCACCGTAGCGGTACCTGCTTCCGTGTCAAACTCAATGGTGATGCGTTCGCTCCCTCTGATCCAACGAGAAAGATCTTCCACAACTTCATCCCGGGCTTCCCACCAAACGCAGTCGTCTTTACGTTGCCTAGGGGGTAGGGAGTCCGAAATAGCATCGCTTACGCCATCAGGATCCTTAAATGTAATTTTGATCTTCAAAACAAGTCCCCCTGCGTGACTACCTTACCTTTGCGTTGCTTCACTTTCGGGGGGACGGGCTTTGGTTTTTGCGGGGCAAACTCATTGATATCAAAGTCTTCTCCGATTTCTTTCCTGGCTTTAGCGACGACCTCCACGAACTTTCGTAGAAGATCCTCGGTAAAGTCAATATCGCAAACTTCATCGTCCAGGTGAAGAATTAATTCTCGGAGATCTTCTGGGGAGTTTTCGTTGATTAAGGTACAGACAAAGCTTTGCAGCTCAATTTCCGCGGGGAAGTAGATTTTAATAATTTGTTGATTTCTGGCCATGATTTAAAACAGTTCTTTTTGAGAAGGGTTGGAGTTATTCGCTGCGTTGAGAATCTCAAGCTGGGTTGCGATACGGGCGGTGAATTCTGATAGGGCTTTATCTCCGACATGATCGTCTTCTAAGGCCTCGCTTACTACGACGTCCATTAATGCCCGGATCGCCTTGTAGGTGAACTCAATGTCGCACGTAGCCTCGTCTATTTGAAGAAGAGCTTCTAGTGCTACTTTTTGAGGCATTCTGTGTCCGATATCAAACGCAACGTCGGCGACATTCAATTGGACAGTGGTTTCGATGTGCATGTATTCATCTTTCATTTGATTACTTCAACTTTCTTGGTCTTGGAGTAGTCAAATGAAGACGGTGTGCTTGTACCGCAATTGCTCCCCTTGGTTTTTGAGGAATGGTTTTAACAGCTTCTGCAAGCCCGCCACGGCCGTAGGCGGACCTGAGAACTTCTTTCAAAACGTCTGACCAGAAATAATCTGGATTGGTCATCTCTTAAGTTCCTTTGCTCTTTGATTTTTGCCTGCTTCCCAGCCGCGCAGCCACTTCGCCTTTTCCCACCCTGCGTAGGGGCAAGTCAAGAAGGAATACCCTGCGTAGCCGTAAGAGTAGCCTTCGTCCCAGGCGTCAGAAGACGGAGGTCGTTTAGAGTTCATTGTGCTTGATCAGGCCAAATTAGGCTCGTATGCCCGCAGTGGGGACACTGCGTTTCTTGCTGGTAAATAAAAGAGTGAGTGTAAGTATAAGGACCGTTTGGGTCATCCCAGAAATCAGGAACAGGTTTGCAAGGATATTTTGCAGGCTCGCCGTGGTGCCGACAGTTATACTTCATACTGACGTCCAAAGCTTTTCTGTACCAGTCGAAATCTTCTTTGCAGGTAAGTATCTCCATTTTTTCCTCGTAAAAAAGCCCAGCGAATGCTAGGCTCTGTACTTGGCTTATACCAGGAAAAGGGGGAAGTTGTAAACTACGCCCGGTACCTGGTGTCCACCATCGATTCCTCTGAGTTTCCGACCAGGCACCACTTTACCCAGCGTTTCTTCTCCGGATTGTCCTTATAGCGAAAGTGGCCTTGGCGAAAGTGAAGCCTGGGAGGTTTTCTTCCTCCGAAGGGGCCTCCTTCGCTCTCTCGGGGGTATACCTTTTTGCTCAGGTTTATGGTGTGGACGGAAAGGGGTGCAGGGGGATTTTTTGTTCCTTGAAGGCTGTTAGGCAAAGAGGGGATGGAACTAACTTCTTCGGTGCAGGATCCTGCCTCCATGCAGGCAAGGAGGGCCAACGCCTGAGACACCGCGCAATTCACAGACGGGTATGCCAAGTGTTTCTTATTCAAGGGGAACCCCTGCCAGGCCCCAAATTTTTTCAACTCCACCATAACCCAAGAAGTACCAGGGGCCCCCTCAAGCTTCACGGCTACCCTGGCGCCAGAAATTTTCATTTCAAAGATGCAGCAGGGGAAAGGTAGCGGTCGGTCTTGGAGAATTTCCCCAACATGTTCCGCACCCACCAAGGAAAGCCAGTCCCGAGTAAGTAAGTAGGCATGAGGGAGATCTTTAGGGGGCACATGATCTAAGGAAGCCGGAAAGTTCGTACCCATCATCTTCATAAGCTCCGGAGCAGAGGGGGCGCCAGCGGGGCTGAAAATAGGCTCTGAATGCAGCCACCGATTTGCTTCCGCGTCTTCTTCCTCTAATGCCCGCAGCCTTTCATCTGTTCTCTCCAGCTCTTCTTCCAACTTTTTCTTTTCTACCCGGGCTTTCGCTACTTTTCTTTTCAACTCCCTACGGGCTTGCCGATTTAACTTGTTTTGTCCCAAAGCCATAGCTTTCTCCTAGCTGGTTTCGATATTTTCTTATACCAAAACTTTGCTCAAGAAAGCACTCTATCAATGTCACCATCGGCGCTTCCATTGTACACCGGCATTCTCAACCTATTGGCCGCCAATCCCATGCTTTCAACCTGGATAAGATGGTTCTCATAACGCTCAGGGTGGAGCCACGCTTCTTCTCGTTGGGCGGCTGACCAGCCTGTACCTACGCTACCGACTTCCTGTCCGGTAGCGTCAGCAACAACAGCTGCCCCCATAATGTTTTTAGGACGGCCATTTTTGTCTATAGCCTGTGTCAAACGAATAATTCTCAGGTTGTGGTGAATCTTATGTTTTACCTTCGTCAACGTTCGGGTAGGATCGTTAAGGTTGGCGATGATTACTCCCTCCAACCCTCTTCTCTTCGTTGAATCTATCAGCGCCTGAATCGCCGAGGCTCCTCTGGCGTATTCTGGAACATAAACCAATTCAGGTTTATCCCACGCTTTAGCCACGGTTCTCATATGCTCAATAGCAGCACCATGGTTGGAAAACTCCGGGTTGACGACGTTGTGAATAACTGCCCGAATCGGGCCTAGCGCATTTTGGGTCGCAATGGCCCGAGGAGACAGGGAGTTCAAAATACCACTAACTTGTCTGTGAGACTCTGGATGGTTTTTCGAATGGCCTGTGTGAATCAGTTCTACGTTATAAACGTGTCCGGCAAACTGAGGCAGTCTCACCTCTGCCAGGTGGGGGACGCTTTCTGTGCGGTCGGGGTACCCACCGCGAACCGACTCTCTGCGAGAGATAAAACTTGGTTTTCCTTGGGAGTCGATGGGGACAAAATAATTTGCCCCGTCGTATTTGATTGAAGCCACATGGTCATCGGTGAGGATGGTTGTGGGGGAAGAGTCTTTGTATTTTGCTCGGTCGTACATTAAAGCTTATTTGAAGTCTTGCCGGTATTCATGTTCCTTGTTGTCAAGGAACCCTTCTAGATACTGGGGGTTGGTGGAACCTCCGATGCTTTCCATTTTAGATTTGAATTTTGCATGGAGAGGCTCGTATTCTTTTCTTAACTCGGAGTGGCTGCGCATCGTTTTCATGATGTCGTCTACGTATGCTTTCCCATTAAACTCCGGGCCTGAGTGCCGCTTGTTTATCTCCCCGATAGCTGCGTTAAAGTGTTTTCCGTACAGATTATGCGTAGCTATGTCGTGGTTAACGTGAGCGTTGATGACTTCTTCCGCGTTAACCCCTGCAATTTTTACTAAGTATTTATTGGTCATTTTTCTTTCTCATCAATTCTTTCACCTGCCTAGACACGTCTTCCTTCCCGCTACTCATTCCAGACAAGTAAGTATCAATGCTCGTCGGGGCGTTTCCAAAGAAGCTCTTGGGGTGAACTGAGTGGTAATGCTCGATGTCAACGTGTCTTTCCTCTTTGGGTAAGTGCGCGTGAGACTTGAATCTCACCCCTCTGCCCATTACCTGCTTGGTCTTGGAGTGGTTGAACTCGGGGCCTAAGGTCTGCACGAGCTTGGTTCCTTTAAGGTCCAACCCTTCGCTCCCAGAGCCAGAAATCAGCAACACCGGGGTCTTGCCGGAGTTATAATCCTCAACCAAGCCCTTTTTCTCTTTGGCGCTCAGCTCGCCAGTATACACAGAGTGAGGGATCCCGTCTTCTTTTAGCTTACGGGAGTACTCATTGACGCCAGAGCTTAAATAGTTGGAGTATACCAGGCCCCTGAAGTTTTTATCCTTAGCCATACGGGCTTTTAGGTTGCCTGTAGCTGCATGGATTTTCGGGGTGTAATCAGCTTCTCCATTGGCTACCAGGTGGCGATAACCAGTGGAGACTTGACGAACACCTGTAGAGAAAGAGTTGAGCTGAGTCTTCTCGGCCTTATCCATCGGCAAGTTGTACCGAATCTTCGCCCTTACCCAGAAAGGTAACTGTCCTTCCACGAAGGAGTAATACTTCTTCTGCTCCGGGGACATTTCCACCTGGATAGTCTTTTCCGAAGAGGTGGGGAAGTGTTCCGCCGCTTTAGGGTCTTCAGTAGAATCGTAGTGGTGGACGTGCTTATCAAAAATAGGCTGTAGTTTGTGCGTATTTGTGAGCTGAGGAATCTTCTCTACTTCCGTGCGAAGAATCTTTTCCTTCAAGCTCTTTGGCCGGTCAACCCACTTGACGTATCTGTTCTCAAACTCTTTCGTATCCGTCGGAAGCACTTTGTGCCCCGCGGCGATATTCACTAAAGGTGCGACATCGCCAGGATGGTTGTAGACGGGGGTGGCTGTCAACAACAAGCGCTTGGGGGACTTCTGGAAAACATCCGTAAGCAGTTTACTTCTTTGAGTGCTGGAGTTTCGCAGCTTATGTGCCTCGTCTGCAACGGCAATATTATAGTCTTCTGCCCCAAGCTTGTCCGCGTCCCGAGTGGCTTTCTCATAGGACATGACGTCGATCTTTGAGCGATTAACCTTTACGCCATGCTTAGTAATCTCCTTATCGATGTTATCCACCAAGCTGGCCGGGGCGACGAACAAGGAGCGCTTGTTTGGATGTTTCTTTTGAGCAGCCTCAATGGCTCTTAAGGAAAGAAGGGTTTTTCCACTCCCCGTGCTCCAGGCAGCAATAACCCCGTCGTCCTTATCAAGCTGGCCTAGAACTTCGCTTGTGCGGCGGTCACGGGCCTGCTCGTCAGTCTCTTCTTTAGAAGAAGACTTGGACTTAGAGGAGGCCTTGGCGAGCTTGGTTAAATACTTGTTCACGTTTCTCGTTTCCACTGCTTTTTCTACATCGATCCCAGGGGCTATTCCCCAGTTTAACAGTGCCTGCCTTCTTTTAGGCTGCACGGTCAAACTGTCCAGTCCCGGATCTGCTTTTTGCAACTGTGCCAGGTGCCTGGCTTTAAAACTCAGCCAGCGCTTGATCTGTCTCTCATCATCCCCTGTGCGCTTCCCGGCGGCGTAGCCTTTATACCACTGATACCAGCCCTGTGGATGTTCTTTGTTGTGCCAAGTATCAGGCCATTTATCCAGGGACGCCCGGATACCAAAGAAGTTGTCCTTAGGGTTACCGTCAAAATATTTGGAGCCTGGATGGGTTAAAACTCCTATTTGTTCCATTTGCTCAGGGGTCAGGTCAGGGGAGAACTTTTCTTCCACCCCTGCTTGTTTGGTCAGGTTCTTAAACAGCCACGCTTTATCCCCGTACTTGCCGTCCGCCATTCGTTTAAGCAAGTATCTCTCCCCGGAGCCCGTCGTTAGGACCATTTTACCTTCTCCGTCCGGGGTTAGCTTTGCCTTTCGAACAAAGTCCAAAGTCGTCGTTCCGGCGCCGTACTCACCCTTGGGGATTTCTACTCTCTCTGACAGAGCGTACGTCCGGTCGTGAACAGGCTGCTCAAAGAGTAAAATAGCTTTTCCAGGCTCTGGGAGCTGCTTTTTTGTAGCCCAAGAATAAGCCTTGTCTCCGTGAACTAGGCGGTAATCCCAATGTAGTCCAGCCCTGTCGGCTTCATGCCGCTGGCGGGTGAAAAGGATTTCTTCTTCTTGGGGGGGATATTCTGTCACGTTTTAGCTAAAAAAGGAGCCGAGTAGCCGGCCCCTTTCCGGATTTTAACCCGTTCAAAATCAAGTCATCCGCTTTCTCAAAGCATCAAACGCAGGGTGTATCACGGCGGCAAACCTACCCCCGTCCAAAGAAGAGCTCTTACGGTGCTCCTCCACCTTTTTGGCCAAGCTGCGCCAAACTTTCTCCAGTGCTTCAGGAGAGGTTTTCTCCACAGACTGGAAGCTGGCCAAAGAAGTAAAAGACGTCCCGGGAGCACACCAGAACTCCTTCACTTCAGGATCTTTCCAGTGGATGGAGGTCGAGGTCGGAGGCGGGAGGAGCGAATCCTCCTTTGAGAGAGAAGCCCAGGTAGTGGATCTGCTAAGCGCGGTCGCTACTCTCCAAACGCTGTCCTCGATAGCGGAGGGGGTCCCATACACCCTGACGGCATGTCCTGGTTCAGAAGAAGTTTCTCCCGGCCATTTCCCGGCCACCTGGGGAAATTTTTCACCGAAAGAATACCTGCATGCAAGGTAAGAGGAGGGGGTCCACTCTGCGCTAGTCTCAGGAATTATCTTGACTTCTTTCAGGAAGTCCCGTGCCCTTAGCACCCCTCCTCCGCTAAAAAGACCCAGAGTATAGGAGTTTGCCCCGACCTCTTCTGCTGAACGAATGCCCCGGTCTCCTTGGAGAAGAGGGCCCAGGGTGGACTCTGTTGAGCTGACGTACAAGTCCAACACTTTGGGGTTCAGAGGGACAAGCTGGTTAATAACATGTCCGTTTTCAACGAAAAGAAGGTTGGCGTAGGTTACCCCCGTAAGATCCAGTTGCAAGTTCAAAGGGGCCATCGCTCGGCTGGCAAGTGCGAAGGGGCCTCCGCCGCCAACTCCAAGGTGGGGAAGAGGGGTGTTCGACGCCCCTGCGGGGCTCCATTTGTTAATCCAGAAATTCAAGATGGCGCAAGAGGGTAGCCCTGCGATGGAATTTGAAAGACTGGAGAAGTTTTGGAGCACGCTGATGCACACCAGCTCAGAAGGGACGACTTCACACACGTTGACTACCTCCCAGGGGTAGCACCCGTCTCTGGTGAGGGCCAGAAAAAGGGCGCAAGAGATGTCGAAGCCAACCGTGGGGTGGTAATTCAACTGAAAACTGGGAATTCTGACAGAAAACGGGGTGAATTCCGTGAATTGGGCTGTCGCACTTTCGCTGATAAGCATCGGAGACAGTGTTTTTCTCACGACCTCCGCAGAGAAAGGGGTTATTTTCAGTGGATTTTGGACAAACCCCTTGATGGCTCTTTGAACACTGGGCTTACCCCCTATGTTGTTCAAAAGAAAACGGGGATCTTGGATGGTGTTTGCAAAACCCCGAGAGTAGGGGGGTAATCGCGTTACGGAAGAAGAAAGTCTCTCCAAGGAAAGAGTTTCTTCTTGCAAAAAAGAAGACGCTAAGCGGCGGGCATAGGTCCTCATGCGAGGGGAAGAGTTGGTAGCCATGAGAACTCCGGTTAGTTGTAAATTTCTTATACCACAAACTTAATAATTGTTTAACCGATCAAGCTGGGGGTTGGTGTAAAATAGCCTCTGCTAAAATATAACCATGTCCGAAAAATTGACGACCGCGGGTGCTATCTTGATGAAGCACAACATGCCTACTCAGGCAACCAAAGATAGCTTCGACTTATACACCCCTCTTAATAAAAAGGGGGTTCAAAAGGTTGTCACCGATCTTCTTAGAGATGGAGGTCCGGGGGCCTACGAACACATCAACAACCTTGGGAAACTGTTCTTTAACAAGGCTACGGAGATAGGTGCCAGCACCCCCCTGAGTGACTACATAAATGACAGCGAAGAGCGTCAAACCCTGATCAAGGAATACGACACTCAAGTTCAACAAATACTCTCGTCTGGCAAAAACAAGGCGGACACAAATCTTGCACTTCAAAACCTGACGGGCAAATACAACGCTTTGATGGCTACTCAGAACTTGAACTACTTAGTTGCCAAAGGATCTATGGCGGCTAGGATGGCTAAGACAGGAGCCCGAGGCAACCCTTCTCAGTTAGCAAGCGGAACCGCCTCCCCTCTGATGTCTTCTAACGTGAAGGGTGAGCTGATCCCCGTGGTAATCAAGCACGGGTTTGCAGAAGGTATGCGTCCTGCGGAACATCTAGCTTTGAGCTACATGGGACGCGGCTCCACTGTTTTGTCCCAACTAAGCACGGCCCTTCCTGGCGCCTTGTTTAAAAAGCTCTCCCCTACGGTATTTCACGAAGTAATTACCATTAAAGATTGCGGCACTAAAAACGGAATCTCTATCCCCATAGAGGATAAGAAGAGCCTTTTAGGGAGATACGCTGCAGGTAATAACACGTTGATAACAGAATCCTATCTCAAGGACGCCATCGTATCGGGCAAGAAATCCATACAGGCCCGCAGCGCAATGTCGTGTGAAGCTAAAGAGGGGGTCTGCCAACATTGCTTCGGGCTGATGGCGAATGGTCACTTGCCGGAGATCGGGACTAACGTAGGGGTTATCGCTGCGCAAAGCGTTTCGGAAAAGCTTACTCAAAGCATGCTAAGCACTAAGCATAAGACGACCGTCGGCGAGAGACGAGGAAATGCTTACGAGCAGGCCGCAAACATTCTCAACAACCCCTCGGAGAACTTCAAAGACGAGGCCACCATCGCCTCTATAGACGGAGTAGTATCCGCGGTGAAACCGACTCCGCTAGGAGACCACAACGTTTTCATTAACGAAAAAAGCCACTTCGTCCCTATCTCTCAGCACGTCAAAGTTAAAGTAGGAGATCCGGTGAGAATGGGACAGGCCCTATCTACCGGCACCATCAATCCGAGAAAACTAGTTGGGCTACGGGGAATGGGGGCGGGCAGAGAGTATATGTCTAATGAACTCCGGGACATCTACGGAGGAGGGCTGGATCCTCGTCACTTTGAAATAATCTCAAAGAATCTAATTCGATATGCGGAAGTGATTCATCCTGGAGAAACGGGTCTTCTTCACGGAGATAAGGTAGAGATCAATTCCATCAGAAAGTATCTGGATAAAGGGGCCAAGGTTGTACCCCTGAATCAGGCAGAGGGAGGAATCCTGGCCAAGGGAGTAGGGGTACTGGTCCCGGGCACTCTTTTGGATGACGGTCATATTCAGACGCTTAAAGACTCCGGGGTCACAGAAGTGCACGTCTCCCCCACTAAACTTCGGGTAAGTCCGATTGTTCCTGGCTTGCAAACTGCCAAATTACTAGACAAGGATTGGGTGTCAAAGCTTTCTTTTAGTAGACTCAAGGATTCCTTAAGAGAAAGTGCCGCAACCCGGCTGGAAAGCAACGTCCACAGTACGGACCCGATTACTTCTTACATGTTCGGATCTGAGTTCGGCGAGGGTACGGACGGGAAATACTAATGGCCTACGACACCTCCGCGGTTACCAAGATAAAAGACATTATCCGGTCTGAAATAGAGTCAAACTTCGTTTCTACTCTAGGACAGGAACCTGATATTGTCAATATCGTGGCGGCGCTTGTCCTGAGAGAAAGTGGGTTCAATTCTTTTGCCACAAACGGCCCTAACCCTGCAGGGCGGGGCACCGCCGGTGGCGGATACATCTCAAGCTCTGCAGTTCAGGCGGTTATCTCCGAGGGTAACCCTGTAAAATCTGCGAATATTATCCAAGGACTTTTTGCAGTTGGCCTTATGCAAGTCTTAGGAATGTACTTTGTAAGAGGAGGAAGCCCTTCTGGCGTTGGGGAGCTTGAACGGCTACGCCCTGATTTAGCTTCTACTATGATGGTAGACCCGGGAGAGCCTATTATCCCAAACATCGTAGGCCCGGATAACTTGACAACCGCTATTAGAGCGGGGCTGATACTTCTGGAAAGCAAGTACCGGGCTACTAGATTTACAGGCTCCGCTTACTCCATAAAAGGCGATCCCTACAACAGAAAATTCCCCAGTCAAATAACAGGGGCGGTAGCGGCCTATCTTGGACTAGGGAAAGCTGACAAAGAAGGAACTACTCCCGAGAGCTACTCTGCTCAAATAGTGGGGGGGTCTTTTTACGCAGCCGCAAACTCCGGGACCCTTAAGGTAAAGAGCAGTACTACCAGCGTAGCCTCATCAAAAGGACCTACAACTAACAGCACTGGTCAAAAACCCCTTACTATTCCCGGCTGTGGTTGATTTCAGGCTAAAATACCGCTATACTGCTACCTATAACACCTATGGAATTCTCAGATCTCGCACTCGCCAAGTTCCTACAAGCTGCTCCGGAGCTGGCACCCTCGATTGTCAATTTTTCAGAAGTCTCTTCTGAGGTTGGAGAAGAAGGCGAAGTAAAGGTGGGGCTTTTCCTGCTGCGTGTTGGCCCAGAGGTAGTTACCGTCCCCGTCGTGGGGAGAGGGGACACCATTTTTCCGGTCGACTCTTTATTTCTAGAAAACGAAGGAAGATTCCGTCCAATGACGAAGTCTGTCCTGAATTCCCTAATGAATGCTCAGGGGCAAATTCCAGGCAAGGGCGTGAAAATCCCCTCTACCGTGGATACCAATCCCAATCTGAACAACCTTCTCAACCCCCCGCGCACGGGTAAGTTCACCTACGCTTCTGCGAGTCGCTTAACAGAGTTCTTAGCAGCGCTTCCGGCCCCCATTCGCAAGGCTACTTTCGAAAAGATTGCGTCGGAACAAAGTCTTTACACAAATCTAGATAAGCTTTTTGGGCTCAAGGCTATTTTTACCGCCCTGAACGCCAACGATCAACTGACCAACGCTACTGGCACCGGCCCGGCGAAGACTGACGTAGAGAGCGTTTCAGTAATCACTTCCCCTAGGGAAATCGGAGACCTTGGAGACGCCGCCCTTGCCAAGCAGTTTTTAGAAACGGGCTTTGCCGTAGCAGGAAGCCCCTCTTCTCATACTCGTGCAGCGGTTGCGTACCAACCCTTTAACACGAACGGGACGTATCATCCGGTCTCTCCCGCCAGGGACGGAGGGAAGGACTTCAATATCTGCTTCAAGAACGGATCCTCTAAGGAAGCCTTCTTGCCGAAGTATCATCACGTCAATCCCATCGCGGTAGAAGGGCTCGCTTCTGTATTCACAGACGGATCCTACGCCACGGGAGAGCTTATTTCTAACGGCGACCCTCTGGATCGTGAGAACGTTCTAGGCATACTGTTCGACTTCGCTCCTCCGAAGCTACTAAGAGAGCTTGAGCGCGGCCAGACTTTCCTGATGTTTACCCCAGGAGGAGATGCACTGGGTCCTTTCCGAGCAGACAGCGTGACTCGTACAGCGGGAGGTGTGGAGATTAAAACCTATTCGGATAGGATCCATACTGTAATGGGCTCTAATAACTTCACTAAGGAAGTGGAGATTATTGGCAAGACCATGTTTGTTCCTCACAACGTGCTAGTTCTTGTACTAGGGCCCAACGTCGTCGGAGAGACTGAAACTAATGTGAACAACGCTTGTGATATGAAGGAGCTAATCACCTCTCAGTATCTCGGAGCGGAGCTGGATCTTCGTCACGATGGGGTGGAGTTTTCTGCGAACGGTCGTGTTTTAGGAGGCATGCCCGCCGCCATGAAGAACTTGGTTGAGGTAGAAAAGCTCGACCCGGTCATGGCCGGAAACTTCCTGAAGACGGCTCAGGAACAGAAATATCTCAAGGTGTTTATGTCCAAAAGCGCGGCGTCTAACTCCGTTGCTCCGACAGAAATGCCGGAATATGGATCGGTTGCTCCCAAAGTGGATAACGTCGGCATGAACGGAGCTATGGGTAACGACTTTATCTCTAACCTCCAATCCGCCTCCGGACTGGGAGATGCACAGGTAATGGAGTCTGCCATCATCGGTCAGCTTCTCCAAGTTCCAGATCTGTTCGAATATATCCAAGAATATCTACCTGATATCGATGAAACCGTGGATAAGTTGGGTCGGGTTCTTTTCCTGACCCGCGTCAAGATTGATCAGCTTTCTAAGGCCCTGGATTCTGACACAGTTTTTGCTACAATAGCGCAAATTAAAAACGTCTACAAACAACTTGGGGACTCTTCTGAAAAGCTAAAGGCCGTAGCAACTTCCTCGGCAGGCTTTGAAGAGCAGGATGGAAATCTTCCTGGCTAACCCGGTGGTGGTGACGACTGTGTACAATGGCCGGGTTAAATGAAAGACATCTGTTAATTAGACGAAGGGCTATGGGGCTTGACCCCTTGGTCGACCTGGTCCTGAACAGAGATGCAACTCAGGTTGATCTTTATAATCGAGGGCTCAGGATTTATTCCTCTCCCTTGAAGAAAAGCTACGTAGAGGCGTGTCTAATTGCGTCCCGCGATCTTCCGCAGATTTCCGCTATGCTGGAGATCCCTTTAGAGACTCTCGACGCTTACAAGGCTTTTTTCTTTGATCTTCAAGAGTACGACAAGCTCAGTCTGCTAGAGATCGTTGCGGAAGCCGAGGATCCTTCCGAAAAAAGCATGAAAATGTGGGCCCTAAGCCAAGGCTTGGAGTTCATTGCCTGGAGGCTCGGGAAGTCTGTCACGGTCAGCCCTATCGGGGGAATACAGGATCTTCTTACCATTGCTGTCTACAAAAGTAAGGAAGCCCTGTTCTCTGGCAACAATACGGAAGCTAGTAAAGAGGCAACTAAGTGGACAAAACTTAGCATGGACTTGGCCAGGCTTATTAAAGCTTGGGTTATGGATTCCGACGAGGCGAAGTCTGATCTCCAGGTGGCGCTGGCTTCTATTTCTCCAGAGTTCGAATCTTTTGATAAGCTTTTGGAGGTCGTGGAAGATAATACCGACCCTACTGAGTTCACTTTAGGAAGCCTGGACAACAATACTGAATTCCCAGGCCTGCCTCAGAGTTAAAATCGAACTATGGCCGATATTTCAGTTTCCGATCTACAAAAAATTGCGGTGGAATGCACCACGCAGTTTCTCAACTCAGGAGTGCCTTTGTCGACTAGTCTTGCTAAGCAAGCTAGCGATCTGGGCCTCAACTCCGACCAGCTCCAAAGAGCTGTGGAAGCAACTAATACGTTAACTTATCTAAAGAGTCTAGAGGTTCAAGGAGATAGAACCTCTGAATTCCCCCTGGCAGACTTTAGAACTATTGTGAAGCAAGCTTCTATTCCAGAAAGTCTGGATAAAGAGTCCCCGGTTTTCAAACACGGTGATTCCTTTGAGAAGAAGGCTGAACTTGCTGAAGTGGCAATGTCCCCTAACAGCGTGTCTTTTGAACGTGCTGAGCAGTGGGCTATGATGACTAAAGCGGCGGCGGCTAACACTCGCAAGGTCGAAGACCTTTCAGGGTACTGCGCTGTCCTTGCGGATAAGTTGACCAAGACGGCTGCTCTGGTAAAGAAGGACCCTCAGGGATTAGAAAAACTGGCGAGCTTGCCCGTAGATGATACGGAGTTTAAGAAGCTCTCTTATCTTGTTTATAGGGAAGTCAAGCCTCGCCCCGATTACGCAGGGCTCTTGTTTAAGCAAGCCTCCCAGAGTGAAGTCCAAACTCTTGCGGGCCTCTTGAAGGAAGCGCAAGAAGTTTCAACGGAACTGAAGCGCTGCAAGGAGCTGGAGAGTAAGGCGTCTGGCTTGGTGAAAGAAGCTTTTATAGGGGCACTAGCAGGCGCTGCAGGTAAGGCCCTTGGTAAAGGAATTGCTGGTACTACAAAGCTTTTAACCAAGCCCGTAGTCGCGTTGGCGAAAGGGACTAAGAACGCCTTAGATCCAGCCGGGGTAATGATGAAGTCTAAGATAAACTCTGTTCGTAATGCAGCTGCAAATACGGGAGTTGGTAAGGCAGTCGGCATAACTTCGGTTCAAGGTCCTCCCACTCAACAGTTAGTTAATGCTAGAAGAAGAATGGCGATGGCGGGAGTGGTCGGAGGAGGGGTTTTAGATGCAACCTCCTTTACTCCTAAAGTAGACCCTGCCAAGGACCATTCAGGCAGCGTTTGGGCTTCGCTTCAAAAGCCTCCGGTACTTTAAATAAAGAAAGAATTAAATGAAAGAACAACTTCAAGAACTGTTTGCGATGGGTATGGAAAAGTACGCAGGGGATGAGGATAAAGCCGCTGCGTTTGTAGAGGGATTTGTAAAGGAAGCGGCGGACTACTTCGGTAGTGCTGGCGCTGCCTTCTCTGGGATTCTTGGTTCCCCCGGTTTTGCAGAAGGCATGCATAAAGCTATTGGGACAGGCGTGGGGGCGTTGGCCCTGGGCTTTGGCGTCCACGGCCTATCTACTGCTCTTTCCGGTGCCAACACCCAGGCTCTCAAGGGTAAGTTCGACAAGGCTTTTGCCGATGTCTCCGCGCACAACCCCATCGTTCAAAACGCAGAGCCTGCCAAGGTTCGCTCTTACGCTGAGACCATTTTCAAGTTCGCCCCTCACGTTGCTTGTGACGCTAATTTGCTGAGTTCTATCTTGGCCAATGCCGTGCACGGCGAAGGAATCGACCCGATGACCATTCGTACCCTAGCAGACTTGGAAGGCCGTCTGGTAGAATCTAAGAAGGCAGCTAACTTCTCGCCGAAGGCTTATGTCTAAAGTCAGGAATCTTTTAGGCAAGATTAAAGAAAAGTCGGGGACGTACATCGACGATCTAAACCTTCGCCCCTTTGATAAGCTTCGGCTGGGAATGAGTGCTACGGGGATGGGTATGGGGGCATACTCCCTGCATAGAGCCAACAAGGCTAACTCTGGGAATTCCGACGTAGATCACCAGTCTTTGTTGGCTCTTAAAAAGATTCACAAGGCCCTTGAAGAAAAGCCCCTAGTCGCCATAGATCCTGTTTCCTTTAAGTAACTCATGCTCAAGCTCCTAGACCTGGACTCTTCCTACTTCTCAGATGAGCCCCTTATCCGGGTTTTAAATACAGACGCGACTGGCGGTTTCCTGAAAGCGGCTGCAGATAGCAGAGTGTCTGACTTTGCCGCTACAATCAAACCGGAGCCGGGGAAGACATATGTTCATATCCTTGCTATGGGAGCAGGGGAGTTTTACGGAGCTAACCGTAACGCAGATTACTTTCCAGAAGATAACCTTAAAGCGTACCATCAAACCTTTGAGACCTCTCCTGCACATATCTTCCAGCATCACATCAACAAAAACCCAGAAATAGCCATCGGTAAGGTGGTTTACGCCATCTACAACGAGCGCATGCACAGGGTTGAAGTAGTGGCTTGGATTGATAGAGAACGAGGGGCAAGCGTAGTCGAAAAGATTGACCGAGGCCAATTCCCTGCAACATCCATGGCGTGCCATACGCCGTTCGATACCTGTTCTATTTGTCATAACAAAGCCCGGTCCAGGCAAGAATACTGCGAGCACCTTAAAGACCAACTGGGGAGAATTCTTCCCGATGGCCGCAAGGTGATGGCTATCAACGACGGTCCTTTGAAGTTCTTCGACATGTCCGTCGTGTTCAGACCCGCTGACGTTACCAGTAGCGTTCTCCAGAAACTTGCTAATCATCAGCGGGCAGGTGCCCCTGCTCCTGGCGAAGCTGCGTTTGGTTCCGCGGAATCCGCGATTGTTCACGGCCTCCAAGAAAAAGCGGCTTCTCTTAAAAAGCTAAGTGAGCTAATCAAGGAGGTAGAGGGCTCCGTGGTCAACAGCTCGTCTTCTTTGGAGGGTATTCTCGCCAAGACTAAGGACCCTGCGGATTCTGTTCTGGACGTACTTGTTCAATTTGACCTTCATCACGTCTTGCATGCCTTAGCCGAACTAGGGATTTCTCCGTCCGTGGGGTTTTTCGCCAAGCTCATTGGGCAGAGAATTACCGGTACTGCTACTCCGGGCATAGAGCATCTAGTACAGGGCCTCTTGAAGGAAGACCCTACTGGTCTTAAAATTCCTGCGAGCGAAGGGACTTTGGAAAAATCTGCCGCTTTTGGAACGAAAGAAACACTTAGGAACGTACTGCTGCCCTTTGTTAAGCAAAGCAGTATATTTCCCTCGATGGTCATGGAAAGGGCCTCGGAAGCCCCCCTCTCTATGGAGTCTACTCTCTTCCCTCTTCCTACCGATGCGGGCCCAGGGGGTAACGTGGGGTATATAGGTGGATCACACCAGGTAGACCCCCGTGTCTCTTATCGCTCTGTCAGGGACATCCATGAACAACAACAGCCGGGGATCTTGAAGACCTTGTTTTTGATCGGCGGAGCGGCGGTCGCAGCCAAATGGTTGCTCTCTCGGCTCATTGAAAGCAAAATCAAGGAGCACGACGCCCAAAGGCCTGTTAAAATAGTATTAGTTAAATCAGCTCAGGAAATTCTTGCCACTCAACAACTGGTAAGGGCTTCCCTCCTAAAAGGACTACGCGGATTCTAACGCCGAATTAACGACAAACCAGGAACAAACAAAAATGTCAGATTTCAACAGCCTCACTTTGGACGATCTTCTGAACAGCCTCGGGGCTGGTCTGATGAAGTCGGCCTCGGACGAAGAGTGCAAAGACGAAAAGAAGGAAGATAAGTCCGACAAGGACGAGTCTAAGGAAAAGAAGGATCTCCCTCCTTTCATGCAAAAGAAGGACGGAGATAAGGACGAAGAAAAGAAGGACGAAAAGTCTGAGGATAAGGAAGGCCAAACCAAGGAAGCCTCCGATGCCGGCGCAGCTCTTGCCAGAGAAATCATGGCCAAGGTTGCTTCAACCCAAGTAGAAAAGATCAACCCTATGAACAAGCAAGCTTCCGTGGCTGGACAAGCCCTCGCCCAAGCCCTTCTGCAGAAGAAGGCTTACGCCGGTGATATGACGACCGAAAACGGTGTTGTTCCCGGAACCGCTGGCAGCAAGGTAATTGCTGACAACGCTCAGATGGAGGCAGAAGGTGCTTCCTATATCAAGCCGATGCTTCTGAGCGACGGTATCCGCAACAGCGGTACGGTTAACGAAATCTTTGATGCCGTTATCGCCGACGCTGTGGGTCAAGGCGCTACTGGCGACGAGCAAGTTCATCAGACAGGTGTTGCTGCTCAAGAAGGCAACGTTGAAGACCACGCCGTGCCGAACCAAGTCAAGGTTGCTTACATGAATGAGCTGCTGGCTCAAGGCGTGGACTTTGATAAGGCTGCGGAGATGGTGAAGGCCGCTTCCGAACAAGAAGTTGAAGTAGATACGGACAATTTGGAGAAGGCTGCAGCCATTCAGACCCTCGTCGAACGCGGTGTTGACTTTGAAGACGCGGTTGCGCTGGTGAAGCAGGCCGCCGAAGAGATCGAAGGTGAAAGGGAAAAGGCCGCTGCTCTTGACCACCTGGTTGCCCAGGGCGTTAACTTCGACGAAGCTATCGAAATGATCAAGGAAGCCTCTGCTGGCGACATGACGACTCAAGACGGAGTTTCTGCTGGTACCCAGCCCAACAAAAACATCGTTGACAACGCCCAGATGAACGCTGAAGGCGATTCCTACATCAAGCCGATGCCTACTGGTGACGGCGTCCGCAACTCGGGTACGATGAACCAAATCTTTGACGCGGTGATTTCCGACGCTATGGGTCAAGGCGCTACTGGCGACGAGCAGGTTCACCAGACCGGAACGGCTTCCCAAGAAGGTGCTGTTGAAGCCCACGCCGTGCCGAATCAAGTCAAGGTTGCTGCGATGAATCGTCTGCTGGAAGGTGGGGTTGATTTCGACGCCGCTTCCGAGCTGATCAAGAAGGCTGCGGCCGTAGCTGGAGAAGTGGTAGGGGAGGCTCCTGCCAAGAAGTTTGCTGGCAAGTTTAGTAACGCAAGCTCCAAGACTCTGAGCACCAGCCGCGAAGTTGGTCCCGCCAAGAAGGGTATTGGCCTTGCCTTAGCCCGGATGTCCGGCAAGACGAAGCTTGGTTTAGCTGCTGGGGGAGCTGCCGCTCTTGCAGGCGGCGCCTACGCTCTGGGTCGTGAAAAGAAGGCGGCTTTTGACGCCCTCGTAGAAGGCGGCGTGGACTTCGACACCGCTGCAGCTCTGGTTTCGGCCAAGGCCAAAGAACTGTATGGCGAATAAGTATCTCACAAAGATTTCTTTCAAGGTCTCTACGGAGACCAAGAAGGATCTCGTGAATACTGGGCTGATTGCCGGCCTTGGTGGATTAGGTAACGTTGCCGCAAGCAAGTTGCTTCCCGCCAAGGCTAGTAACGCAAAGGTATTTGCAGTGGGAACGGGTATTGGGCTGTTGGCGGACTACGCCGGTTTGAAACTTACTCCACATGTGGGAAAAGCAATAGAAAAATTGGATAACAAAAAATCATGAGTCTTTCACAAACTCTGTTAAACAAGGCAAGCGAACTTCGCCAGGGCTCTGAGGAATACGTAGCAGTAGCTATGCTCAAGCAGGCAGGGTTTGATGAAGCCACGGCTCGGGCGGAAGTCGCTCAAGCTCTTATGGAAAAAGAAGCTGCCAGTCATCTTCAAGCTTCCGGTATCGACTACGACGAGGCCTTGGCGATGGTTAAGACTTCGGGTGTCAAGATTTCCGACATGGGAGCCTTTAAGGCTGAAAAGACTTCAGAAGAAGTTCTTGCCGACCTCCTGGAGAAGTCTGCTCAAGAAGTCGCTGAACTTGAAAAGGCTGCTAGCGAAGTTCCGGCTTTGCTGGAAAAGATTGCTCAGCTTCAAGAAGCTCTTGCTGAAGTTCCGGAGATTCAAGAAGTCCCCGAGCCGATCACCAAGATGGCTCAAAGCGGTGACTTTACCCAAGCTGACCTTCAAGCTCTGATGGCCCTGCCGTCGGATGTGTTGACCAAGGTAGCTAGCTCCCAGGCTACGCAGCCGTGGAGAATGGGTAAAGCGGGCAGCCAATCTTCGGGAAGCGGAGATCCTCTTCTAGATTTCTTGATCAGCTGAGGGCTGGTTAGTGAATAAGTACCTGGTTAAGCTGGGTTCTGAAATGTCCGGCGGGCGCTACTTTGAAGCGGTCCCGCCGGTTCAGTTTCAGGACAAGGAACAATTACCCGTAGTGGTAGGAAAGAACAAAGTCGTGGAAAAGAATAAGTATCTAGAGAAGATTGCTACTGATTACGAAAATAAATATAAGCTAACTTTGCCTCAGAGGGTGTTGGCGCTAGGCTCCGGGGCGGCAGGTGCAGTTGCGGGTAGAGAAGTAGGGGAAGCGGTTGCTAGGCGGCTGCCTGGCCCTACTGCCAAGTTGTTGACTATGGGCGTAGGAACTATAGGAGGGGCATACGGGGGACTAGCTCTTGCGAACCACGCTTTTTTTCCCCGGGAGAAAAAGGCTTCGCTTGAAAAAAGCGCAGAAGAAACCTCTGTCGGGTATCGCACGGGAGTCCGGGCGGCGAAGCTAATAGAGTGGCCTCTTCCTTCCTCCCCCACCCTTCACCGAGTGGCTGGCACAGTGGGGGATTCGATAGAAAAGGGGGTTAAAAACGTCTTGCATAAGAGCGCCTCTTTCTCCCCTGAACTCCTGGAAAAGCTAGCTGCTACAGCCCTATCCAAGCGTGTCAACGACAAAACCCGGGGAAGCAGGTTGAACGTTGAATCCCCTATGGGAAACCACGTACCTTCTTCTACTCTAAACAAGAGCTTGAATAGCGGCAAGGTCGATCCTCTAACTCAACCCTTATCCCAGCGCCTGGCTGACAGAAAGCAGGCAATCAGTTTGAAAAACGGCGGTAACTCTCCGTTTAAGGAAGGCAAAGGCAAGGCTGATCAGATTCATAACGCTAAGGCTTTAAGAAGTGGGGGGTCCACAGGGGTGTTTGACAACCACCCTAATAACTTCGGCAGAAACAACGCTTCTAATATCGAATCCGCGTTGAGAGACTCCAAAGCAGGCCACACGGCCTCTTTAAAATTCAACCAGTCTGGTAGCACCTCTTTTGCTTCTACCGCCCCTGAAGTCAAAGCCCCGCAAAGCCTAGGCGCCCGGATTATGTCCAGGCTTAAGTCGGGTGCAGGCAGCGCTGCGGCTCACGTCCGCGGTAAAGTTTCGGCGATGGCTAGAACACCCATGGGCAAGATTGGGCTTGGGGTTGGTGCAGTAGCTGCGGCGGGTATCGGGGCTAAGGCGATGAGCGGACCGAAGCAAGAGGAGCAGCCTTACTACAGTCAGGGGTACGGACTGTGAGTAACAAATATCTAGAGAAGATTGCCTCCACCGCCCTCCTTCGTAACCTAGCCAAGAAAGGCGTAAGTACCAACACCGTCGGTGCTCACAACTGGAAGGCCTACGCTAGTGCTATTACTTCGGCCAACGCCAAAGGTCTCAGTAATGCCGAGGCTCTCGGTGCTAAAGCAATGGATAAGGCAGGTAAGCGCCCGGCTGCTGCTGAGTTAAATCATAGCCTGGGGCTTAGAGGTAACGTAGAGGAGATTCACACTGCTCTAAAGAACAAGTCACCTCTCTCTTTACATCAGGAATATCATCCCGGAGAAAGTTTTCCGAACGGAAAGAGGTTTTTGAGAGCGAAGGCTCAATAACCGATTAAACTATGTTTATGGAATTAGAAGCTTGGATTCCCCAGGCTTCACCAAAACAAACTAACCTAAAAAATAGGACACTCAAATGAAGATGGAATATAACGTCCAAGTGCTCCGCGGCTGGCCTTATGAAGGCGCCCTGGATCGCGTTGAGACGATCAAGGCTGGCACTACGCTGGTCAATGGCGACTGGGTCGTCAAGACTGCGGACAACACCGTTGACCGTGCTACTACCACCAAGACCAACAAGGCTGGCCTGGTGATTCGTGGTAACGGCGATAGCGGTTCGGCTGCGTATACCCAAAAGGCGGTTGTTCTGTGGAGCAACTTTATCGTTCAAGTCAAGAACCTGCCGTCGGCTGTGACCTTCACGCCGGGTGCTAATCTGACGATCCAGTGGAACAACTCCACGACTTCGCCGGCTTATCTGCAGCTTGACGCCGGTACTGACCCGGTCATCGGCTACGTCCTGGACGTACTCGCTGCCAGCTCGACTCAAGACGCCAGCGTTATCGCTGTGATCCGCTAATTAGGGAAAGGTAAAAATAACATGTCATACAATACTGAAACCCCTAACGTGCAATTCCTGAACGCTTCGTTCATGGACAAGATCGAGCAAGGAATGACCAAGGAAGCCGGCATTGCGATGTCTGCCTTTGTTCGTCAAAAGCTTCGTGAAGACGGCTTTACCCGGAAGATCCTTCCGTTCCAGCCGATCACCGCTGCTGAGCTGGACCGTCAACTGACGGAAGAGCCGACGGTCATCTGTGAAAAGGAACCTGATTCGGTTGCGGCTACCCTGCCGTTCCTGGGCCGTGCTCCGATTCGCTACTGGACGACCCCGCGCTATCCTGTGACTTTCCAGAAGCTGTCTTCGGACGACTTCCGCAAGTCGAAGTATGAACTCATGACGTATCGCACGGACATCCGTACGATCCTTCAAGAGAACAGCATCAAGGACATGCAGGCTCAAGAAGACGTTGGCTTCTACAACAACATCCTGTCGGTCGCTACGGCCAACTCGAACGTGTTCACGATTGCTGGTGGATTCTCGAAGACCAACCTGTTGGCCGGCGTGAAGAAGCTGCTTGAGAAGAAGCTGCCGGTTGGCTGCATCCTGATGAGTCAATCGCTGTACAACGATATGCTGGCCTTCCCGAGTACCGATATCGGCTCTCCGGCTGCCTCGGCCCTGTACATGGGGGAGTCTTCGCTTTCCAGCCCATTTGGCTACAAAATTATCACCACGAATAAAACGGAAATTCTCCCGACCAATCAAATGGTTGTGTTTGCTCCGCCGCAATTCTTGGGTCAGGCCTACGCCCTCCAAGACGCTACGGTCTTTTTGAAAAGTGAAAAAGACATGATCGAGTTTGTCGCATATGAAGCTATTGGCGTCGGTCTCGGAAATGTTAACGGTGCGGTCGTTGTGAATTTTTAAGTTAGCAAACACTAACTAATTAAGGCCCGGTTCTTCCG